ATAATCTGCTAACAGGTCATTGTCTTCATCATCCCTTTTAATAGTACCCATCTATTTTATATATATAAAACTATAAAAAAAATTTACATTTTAATTCAAACTACTTCATTATAATTATTTTATAGTTAAAATAATTATAATAATTTTTATTTATTAATGACGTCTAGACCTTCTAGATTTTCTTGGTCTTTTTCCTCGTCTTGAACGCCTTCTTCTACCACCAGCAATTGCATTTATCTTATCCTTGATAGATTGGTCCATAGATTCCACAATAATATCCATTTGTTGTTTCATTTTACTAACTGTGCTAGTTAAGTCATCCATTGTCATGGAGGGTGATGCAGCCGTTGATGACTCTTCTGCTAGGACTTGGGGAGTTCCATCGTTTCCATCTTCAGACATTTTTGTATATATAATACAAATATAAAAAAAAATTCCAATTAAATAAATAAATAAATAAATAGATAAATAATTCTCTAATTATAAAACTCTCTAAATAAATAATTTATTTTTTCTTCATTTTTTTAGTTGATTCTTCAGTTTTATCGGTTTTATTACATACTTTTAAAAAGTCAATATATGCAATTTTTAATTCATCAAGTTCTTTTAACCACATTTCTTCTAATGTTCTTGCTTTAATAGTTTCTAACTCAGTTTTTTTTTGTTCGTGTTCTTTCATTAATTTTTCAACATTTTCTTTACTTACTGAGTCCATCGGCATTTTTACTAAATAATTATAGTCATTATTTTCTCCTAAATCAAATTTCAAATTATTTAAGATTGTAAAAATCTCTTCTTTTGATTTTTTACGTAAATCAATAGTATCATCTAAATTATATTGAATAAAACGAGCTTTTGCACTTAATGTTTTAAGTTCATTATCAAGTTTTACAATAATATATGCTTTGCGCTGTGCATAATAGTGATATCTAATAGCATAATAAGCATCAATGATTTCATAAACATTTTGATATTTACGCAACTGTTCTTTTTCATTAAATAGATGCATATTTGTTGTGGATTGAATGCAATATAGTTTTAAATATTTTTCTATACCTTCAATATTATAATCGTGTTTTTCTAAAAGCAATTTACTCATTACTCCGGGATAAAACGTAATTTCAAAGTCAACATGTAAATCGGTTGACATGTCTTTAAAATCTTTAATATTAATTTCTTTATTTCCAGTTTTAGTGTTATCACTAGACGTGTTAATTTTTTGTTCTAAAAATTCTTTATAGTCTTGAGTCCATGTTCCAATTGGAAGTTCAGTAACACGAATTTTATCATTACCAAGTATTTCATAACATCCTTTAATAATATATTTATTACATTGATCGTCACATGGATAAATAGATCCTTTAAAATTATTATAAAATGGTGTTAATACTAATGTTTTCATAATATCAGCACTATAATTTTTAAGTTTTCCTACTAAATAATCAATAATTTGAAGAGGATTATAGCACATAATGTCTGTACTAAATCCTGTACCAATTCCTTTTGCTCCATTTACAAGAATCATTGGAATAATTGGAACATAATATATTGGTTCCACAATTATTCCATCGTCTTCATTATATTTAAGAACATAATCATCTAATTCGGGAAATAGTTTCCGAGTAATTGGATTTAAATATGTATATATATATCTTTCAGATGCAGCATCTCTACCTGCGCCCATTAATCGTGTTCCAAACTGACCGCATGGCATAAATAAATTAATATTGTTTGAACCAACATAATTTTGTGCCATTCCAATAATTGCACCATTTAAACTGGCTTCGCCATGATGATAGCATGAGTGTTCTGAAACATAACCACTAAATTGAGCTACTTTCATTTCTGAATTTAAATTTTTCTTAAAACCAGCAAATAAAATTTTGCGTAAACTAATTTTTAAACCATCGCATATATTTGGAATTGAGCGATCATTATCATATTTTGAAAAATGTATCATGTCATTATTGATAAATTCTTCATATGTGACTTCAGATTTAGATGTATTTAAATACACATTGCGGTCATAATGTGATAACCAACTTTTGCGATCATCTGCACGCTTTTTATTGAATACCATATCAATAGTTGGTCTTGAATCCACTGTGCTTGTAAAATTAACAATCTTTTTCTTTAAAAAGTATTCTTTAAATTCTTTGCTAGTGCTTGTGCCTAAACCTTTGTAATATTTTACAGACCATTTATTAGTATCTTGTAATCCGCTGTCTTTCCAATTTACATATTCTCCATTGTTATAAAATTCTAGTGTTTCTTTGCCTTTTGTTGCTTTTAAAATTGGTGTATTCATGTATCCAATAAAATTAGGTATTTGAATTAATGAGTTCCATTCACTGTCAATCATATTAATACCTAGACCTTTAATATGACTGCCATCAAGATCTTGATCTGTCATAAATAATAGTTTTCCATAGCGTAATCTAGTATTAACATCATTAATTGAATATTCTTTTCCATGTTCTAAACCAAGAATTTGTTTAATTTCAGTAATTTCTTTATTTTCTGAAATTTTGCTAATATTTTCCCCGCGAATATTAAACATTTTCCCTTTCATTGGATAAACTCCAATATTATTACGATCTTCACGTGATAAACCAGAAATAATACCAGATTTTGCTGAATCACCTTCACATAAAATTAATATACACTCATGTGATTTGTTTGTTCCAGCATAATTTGCATCTACAAGTTTTGGAATATTACGAATGGTTTTACATTTTGTTCCATCTGTTTTTTTGGCTGCTTTATTTTCTTTTACTTCAGTTAAACTACAAGCAACGGACATAACACCCATTTTTGCCAATTTTTCTATGAATTTTGCACTAATTTCACAAGACGAACCAAAATTAGAGATTGCAGTATTTAAATAATCTTTTGTTTGACTGTCAAATGCTGGATTTTCAATAGTACAATTAATAAATATCATTAGTTGTTCTTTAATCGATGCTGGTTTAACTTCAATATGCTTTTTTTCTTTAATATAGAGCGTTAGTTTTTTTACTAATTGTCCCACAATATATTCCACATGTTTTCCGCCCTTAGATGTATGAATACCATTTACAAAACTAACTTGTGTAAATTCTTCATTTGGTGCTAAGCAAACACTATATTCCCAACGTTCATTTGCTTTCTCATAGAGTCGTGGATGTGAACTTTTACATCCAATATAGAGATTTGCATAACTTTCAAAATCTTTTACATCGGGGTCTAGTTTAAGGGAATTATATTTTACTTTAATAGATTTATCAGTAACGGCAGCAATATCAAAAATACGTCTAATTAATAATGCTTTAAAATCACTATCAAAATTTTCTTCTTGCAAACCAAGTCGTTTATAATCTGGTTTAAAACTAACAGTTGTATAAGGTTTGCCTTTACACTTACTAATTGTTGGTTTTTCAATAATGTTTAAATTATTTTTAAATTCTTGAATGTATTTTTGTCCGGTTTTAGAATCAACAGTCTCAATTTTACCCCAGGAAGACCATATTAAAACTAATTTAAATCCAAACCCATTTTTTCCTCCAACTATTTTTTTCTCAGTTTTATCATAGTTTGTGGAAGTTCGCATATGTGCAAAAATTAGTTCAGGAATCCATACATTATATTCCGAATGAATAGAAACATCAATACCATTACCGTCATTTGTTAATGTAATAATACCATCATCGGAAATGGTGATTTCTATATGTGTTACTGGATAATTTTTTTCACGTGCACTTGTTTCACTGTTTTCGGGATTATTAGCAATTATTTGCTCCATTCGTAATGCATGATCGCGACAATTAACAATTGCTTCATCAAATAATTTATAAAGTCCTGGAATAAAATTAATGGTTTTTTCCACAATTTTCTTATTTATTTCATCATAAATATACATATTTGACGAAATTTGTTCGATTGAACCAATATATGTATCTGGGTTATCTAACACATGCTCTTTGTCTGTTTTTTTTTGATATTTTTTATCAATATTTTCTTTTGTTGTTATTAATGCTAATAGTAGTAATATTAGTAATAAATAATATTTATATGATTTATCAATTTTTATTTATAAAATTTATAAAATTTATAAAATTTATAAAATTTATAAAATAAGCATAATTAGTATTATTTACGAATATATTATATTAATTTTTTTAATACTATATACTAATAACTAATAATGACAACTTGTTTTCCATTAGTTACTAACTATAGTGAAATTAGTAATAATAACTATGTTTTTACTAATAGTTTTAATATTAATTATAGTACTACTATTTCTTATGGATTATATGATACTTCAATAAATAAAAACTATGTGATTAACAATGTGAGTATTAATTATCCATTGGCATTTTTTGATAATAATACTAAAAGTGATTTATCAAATATTATAACAGTTGAACCTTTGAATAAAAATAATGCAATTGTTATTTATGTTTCAAAAGGACAAGATTATAGTTTTAATAATAATGACTTCTTTAGATTTTATGATACTTCATTTCAACTGTTAAATATAAATCATTCAAGAACTACTAATTACGGCACTACTACATTGACCAGTATAGATAATAATTTTTATTTTATGAATAAACAACTCTACAAATTTATTGCTATTACTGATTTTTGCTCCAATCAACCATTCATGATTGGCAATAATAGTTTAAATAATATTGGGGCCAGTTTTGAAATTCTTATAGGACCAACACAAAATAATAGTAATGATAGACTTTTTTATAGAGATAATGATAACGATATTTCGGGTAATTTATTTATATTAAGAGATGCTAGTTATAGTTATTATTATGGCGATATTAGTTTTTCAATCAATAATTATAGAGATTTTAGCACTACAAAAATTTCTATAAAATCATATGATTTTGGTTATGGTCCTAATTTTAATATTAGTTATGGTAATGTTTCTATTAGCAATAATGACTTATTTTATTATTCAGAGACTTGTAGTTATGTTACCCGAGGATATAGTTCTATTTCTTTCGAATTATTGAATAAAATAAGTGCAATTGATTTGTGCGTAAATATTAATACTTTCAAGGTCGGTTTTAATAAAAATAGACATTTAAATAATAACAATTTTAAATATGATTTAAGCTATGGTCTATCTATAAAAGATTATCATATTATTGATATATCTAAGAATTATCCTCTAAGATTAGAGAACAATTTTAACAGTGTCAACGCTAATAATATATATATAGATGAAAACTATCAATCCTATAGATTAGGAACAATTAATATTGATGGGTTAACATATTATTATGGTTCATTAAAACTAAAAGTTATTGATGCTTTTTTACCAACAAATGTTAAATTTATTTCTATTTCAAATAATTTAATTGATTCTTCTTATATAGTTTCTTTTGTTTATGATACTACACAAATAGCATTGCGTCATATTGTATATGATAATTCAAGTAATTCAAAATCATTTTATGATTTTTCTAATACTATATTACAGGTTAAAACACTGTCTGGTGATTATTATAATTTAAACAATTATGCCCTTCAATCTAATAAATTTATATTAAATTTAAATACAGATTATAGTGAATTGGGTTATATATCAAAAGATAGATTAAATAATGACTTAAATCAATTTGTTATAATTACACCACCAATTGATGAAATTAATAATGAATTAAGTACTAATTTTTTAAATAACCCTTTTTATATTTACTATAATGTTACAGATTATGAAGATAATATTATTCAAAATATTAGAGCGCTAATTCTTAATGCAGGACCTATTATTGAAATAAGTAATAATTACAATAGACGCAATAATAAGATTTTTGATTTTAGTATTAATACAAATTCTAATGCAGCAAGTTATAATTTTTATGATGACATTAAAGTTTATATATATGATAAAAGTAAAAATAAAATTTTTATTCCATTTGACATAACAATTAGTGGAAGTTATTTTACTAATATAAATAATAGAAGAAGTCTTAGTAATGATTATATTTTAACGAATGAATTAACTATACCAATAAGACAAAATTACTATTATTCAACATTTATAAATAATTTTGAACTATTTGACGATAAAAAATTAATACTTAAAAATATTGAACCGCTGTCTATTACTACTACTAATAATAGTTCAAATTTTGTGACCTTTTTAAGAGATTTTAGCTATATTTATAGTGATACTAGTAGTTCTATTGTTATTAATAGAAGCAATAGTCCAGCTTCGTTTAATTTTAATATAACTAATAGTGTAAATAATGTTTTTACAGTGTATAGTTTTAATTTAGCAAGTAATTTAACAACAACTATAAATAATATAGATGTTTTATTGGGTTTAAATTCTAGACAATTTTTTTATAGCGCTAGAAATAATCTTGGAAATAGTGTAACTGTTAGTGGTAATTTTATAAAACCTAAGTTTTTTAGAGAACCAACCGACCCTATAAATCCCAAACTTATAGACTTATCATACATTGGTAATTATGATTTAAAAATTAGTACAAAAAGTTTGGGTTCTAATGATAACTATTTATTAGAATATTCTGGAAATTTTTTTGACCAATCTATTACCAATAAATCAGAAACTTATAGTATAAGAGTTGCAGATAAAATACCACCTACTTTGAAGTTTTATGATATTAGCGGTAAAATACTAACTAATCTTACTTATTTTAAACATTTTTTTACTAATAGTACTAAATTTAATTTTTATAATGATATATGTTTTACAAGATTATCAAGTTTTATTGCATTAAGCAATGAATATGTAGATATTAAACCAGTTTTATTATACAGTGATGATTCAATATATGATTTATGTATAAATTTTTTAGATATTAGTACTAACCCTAAAACTGGATTAACTGTTTTGACTAATGAAATTAGTTTAAATACATTTAATGATATAAGTTGCACTATAAATTATAGAATAAGAGATTTATGTTACAATTATTCAGATTTTATTACACTTGAAGTAAACTTTGTTAATATACCAGATGTTACATTAAATGGATCATCTATTGTAGTGTTAAACTATACTAATAATTTATCTTATATAGATAATGGTTTGAAATTTTATATAAATAATCGCGGAATTAGTAACGAATATAAGTCTGCTAAAATTTATGACAAAACTAATAGTGGCAGTGGTTCCATTATTGACCCAAGTAATTTTAATTTTAACTCCACTATTAATTATGAAATAACGGAAAGAGCTACTGATATATGTTTTTCACAACTTGGAACTTATTATTTCAAATATACAATTAAACAAACTGCACCTAGTGGGTTTGTTTATTATCAATTGAACTTACAACGCTTAGTAAGAATAGTCGATATTAGTAGTCCATGGATTTATTTTCCGGCAACAAATTTTATTATTGAAAGTTCAAATGGTTCATTTTCATCTAATTATAATGCAAATGATCGTTCTATAAAACGTTCAATTGATGGTCCGATTACTAATATTGATATATGTTTTAATTTTACTGCAAGAACACCATCATTTATTGCAAGCACAGCATTTACTGATATAAGTCGTGTATTATATAATTTTGATTTATGTGATAATTATTTTAAGAATAATGATTTATCATATTTAATAACATTAAATGATTTATCTAGTCCTTTTGCATTAAGTGATATTAGCCCAATATATTCTTATAGTGTAACTTATCCTAGCAATAGTTCAAATTATGCACCACCATTAAGATTTAATTATAAAATAACAGATAGAAACAATAATGTTTATAGTTTTGTTAGAAATGTAAATATAATAGACCTATCTAGTCCGTCTATCAATTTTGGATTTTCTAATTATTATACTAATTTTAGAGCTAATCAAGATTATCATTATTATAAAGATTATAGCTACGTTCAATTTAGTAATTTTAATAGAGATTTTTCATATTTGGCGTTTAATTATTTAAAATCGGGAACTAGTCCTCTAGACTTCGATTTTAATCAAGAAATTAGCTCTATTTTGTTTGATTTTACTCTTAATGATAACTTACCTATTAATCAAAATAATTTTATTATTACACTAAGTAATTCATTATTACCAAGACAGTTTATTAATAGAACTACTTATTTAACTGATATTTCTTTTAAGTCTCTTTTTTCCAAAATTGGCTCATCATTTAGTTTAATATATGATATAAGTGATAATCAAAATATTTCATCACTTCCATTTCAATTTATAAGAAATGTTAAAATTGTTGATTATATTAGCGATATTAGTCGCAATTTTGAATACGGTTATAAAGATCCTTATATACATACAACTATTTGTAATGAAACATTAAGTTTTGGTGATACTAATTTTAATATAATAAGAGATGTATCATTGGTCCATAATCGTCTTACTCGTTTTGATATAAGTTACGACATAAGTTATATGTTTATTGCTAGTAGTAGCCTCATTAATGAAAGAAGTACACTTATTACTTCAATAAGTGGAACAGCATCAAAACTTTATGACCCATCTGCATTAATTTATAATTTGGGATTACCATCTAGTCAACTAAAATCTTACACGCATCATATTAAATATTTTCCTATTGCTCTTAGTGTAGCGCCTTTTAATACTAATTATAAAATTTTAGCTGTAACAGTTAAAAATTTTGGACCACAAATAAGTTTTCCTGATAATAATGCAAATTTAAGTCATCAAAGTTATACTATATTAACAGATGCTTCTTTAATTTTTGGCGTTTCAAGTATTAGCATATATGATGTATTTTATTATTATAACTATTTTACAAGCATTAGTTATAGTGGAACAAATTTTAAGGTTACATTAGATAGTTCATTAAATGTAAATGATCCAAAAAGTGGAACTTATGACATAATTTATGAATCAAAAGATAAAAATAATGTGGATGTTAGTTTAGTGCGTCGTTTAATTGTTAGCGATAGTCAAGCACCTTTTATTAGAACAATTTGTGGAGATAATATATATGAATTATCAAATAACACATGGACTGTAAACTATGATACTCCATATATTGAATATGGAGCAATTGTTTACGACAGTGCAAGTAAAAATATGATTGCTATTAATGGAATAGTTGGTACTATTAGATCTATTAGTGGTAGTTTATATAATCCATATAGATTACATCGAGGAATCTTGTATTCTATTAGTTATAGAGTAAGCACCCCTACTAATACTTTTATTTCAATTAGTTATGAGAATATTAACACAAGACTAACAGATATTTGTTATCAAGTAATATATAGTATATTTGATTTATGTTCAAATGAAGTATCTGCAAATAGACTTATAAAAATAGTTAGAAATAAAAAACCGTTATTATATCCATATATTGAAATAGATATTAGCACATCTACTCAAAAAACAACTACAAATTATTATTTATTGAGAGATTTAAGTAATCGAGAAAAACCTGTAACACAAATAAACGCCTTAATTCCACGTTTTAACACCGGTGAAGTAGTAGATATTAGTTATGACTTAAGTTTAGTATTTATTAATAGTAATAATAATAAAATTATTATATGTGAAGCGCTAAAACCTATTGTTTTTATTAGGGCCAGAAATGCAAATTATGTAAAGTTTAAATTACATGCAACTTCATATGATGGCTCTAGAAATTCATATAATGGTTTTGCTAATTCATCTATTAGTACAAGAGTTGATTATTCTATTAATAGTATAAATGTTTGGAATTCTCCAATCGATTTTCAAGTTATTACTTTTTATGCAATTGATAATTGTGTAAATGTAGTAGAACAAGAAAATAGAACTACTTTTTATTTAAAAATTATTGATACTAAACCCCCAAATGTATCAAAATTAACTAATATAAATTTTAGTAATCCTAATATTCTTAACTATCCACTATTATCACAAACATCAATAACTAATTTAATCGAAAATAATTTAAATTATTATGATACTTATGAAAACGCATATTTAAATTATATAAGATATTATAAATTAATAAGACCCGGACCTCAAGATGCGTCAAAAATAGTACTTATTGATCCCGGAATAATGTTTGATGATATTGTTGATGGAAGTGCAAATTTTATTAATGATATCTTAAGTAGTGGTTCAAATTTTATGTTGAGTGATATTAGTGTTACTTATTTTAAAGATCGGTCTTACATAGATGTATCAGATGTATTAACAATTTCGGGACAATATATTCAAAATTATCGTGTAAAAGATAGAGCAGGTAATAAAACCGATGTTTCACGAGTAATTATTGTAAAATCTTTTCCCCCCATAATAAAATTAAACTATCAGAAAGACAATAATGGTAATGAATATACAAAATATTTGACTCAAATATATGATAAATATATTGAATTAAATGGCACAGTGAGAGATTATAAAGACAGTATTATGTATTTTGATAATGTTGCTATAGATTATAGCAATTTAAATGAAAGTTCTAATGGTTTATATACAGTAAATTACACCATTAGTAATAGTATGTATATAGTAGGTCGCACACAAAGAAATGTTGAGGTTTATAGTCCAATTGTATTAAAAAAAGATTTATGTAATAATTTTATAGACTTGTTTTCAAATTTTAATAATACTACAAAATTCAGTTTGGCAAATGGCAGTTATAAATTTTATGTAACATTTAATTATGCATTTACAATAGTAGCACAAGATTTTGATACTAGCAAAAATTCATATGATATAAGTAATTTAATAACTATAAATAGTGATCTTTCAGCAGTTGCTAATAATGAAAAATATTATTATAATAATGTTAATCTAACAATAATTGGGGATTTTGAACGTTGTTCTATTAAATTTAAAGATATTTCTAATATTAGTAGTCCTTTTAAAGATTATTTAATAGCTAAAATATTTCGCAATTTTTTCATATATGATAATCTTAATTATTTTGTAAATTTACAGACCTATTATAATAGTTTGCAAGATGCTAATAATATTGATGCATCATTTCAAATAGATGTTGATAATATAAATAATAGCACAAGTGGTCCTTATTTTATTATAGATGGTGTTAGAAAAGATTTACATTTGTCATATGGAGTTTATAGATTTCATCAAAGTACTTATAAAAATTTTTACAATAGAATACGATTTTCAATAACTCCCGACGGAACTCATAATGGTGGAATAGAATACACTAAAACGGTTTTCGTTAAAAACTTACCTGGTGTATCGAGACTTAGCAACAACTTAAATATATATACTCAAATTAGAATTAATGCAACAACACCTGTGCTATTATATTATTATTCTGAAAATTTTAGAAATATGGGGGGTAAAATAATATTAAAAAATAATATAGTATTTTTAAAAAAAACACTAATTTTAAATAGCTATGTTCTTACTAACTATACAAACATTAACTCTGGTGTTAGCAACGAATTTTTAGGTGTAAGCAATGAAATAATGAGAAATAGAATTGTGCTTAATCAAAGATTTGATATTTCTTTAAATAATGCTAATGTTAACCGCGTAAATATTAATACTATTAGTAATATAAATATATGTTGCATTACACAACAAAATATAAAAAATAATATACTTTATGATTTAAATCAACATCCTGACAAACTCATTTTTCAAAAATATAATGCACAATCTAATAGTGCTATTAATACTATTACTAGCAGTTCTTATTTGTTAGACGCTTCATCTGCTTCTGAGTTTAATGCTAGTTATAAGAGTTATATTACTTATTTTAACACTACTTATGAATCATCGTATTCGCTTATAAATAAACCACAACTTAATACTTATGATAAAAGTTTAAAAAATGTATTTTATTATAATGCTATTTATAATCCCAACAATCCCAACAATCCCAACAATCCCAACAATCCCAACAATATAATTGTTAATAATGAAATTTTAAACTATATACATTTTTTTAAAAGTAATAATGTTATTCCATCTGAGTTATTAGTAAAAGATTTTAGTTATGCTATTAGTGAATTTTTATTTGCCAAACAATCTAATATATTAAATTTAGAAAGTTCAAATATTTATAATTATAGCTCTAACACTAGTTCATATTTATTGGCCCCTCGAATAAAAATAACAAACATTATTGATAATTATGTTATATTTTCATTGGATGTAAAATATAAGCATTTACATTTTCAGACATTTGATTTTCTTATATATAGTTCAAATTTTACAAGTTTTCCAAATCCATCTGATACTATTAGCATGGATAGACTTTTTTTCATAAACGGATCGCTTGTTATTGCTACTAACATGTTATATTCTAATTCTATAAGTGGTGGTTTTTATGATGGTTCAAGTATTTTTAATAGCATTTATCCTTCTGAAATTAATAAAGTAAATATTCTCAAAAATATGGTCTTTTTAAATATCAATGAAACAGAAATTTCAAATAATGCAGTGTGTGGTATTACAAAGCAAAATTTATATAATAATATGTATTTAGATGAAAATAATAATTTTATTTTTCATAAATATAATGAAAATACAATTGTAAATTATCAAGTAAATGATGCAAATTTAACATTAGAAAAAACATTAAAGGAAAATTCGAACAATCAGTTATATTTAATAGATGTATGTAGTAATATTTTTTATAATAGTTTTAATAACGATGCTTTGACCATTGATGCACTAAAAGATTTATCAAATAATGCAAACTATAGTATAGCACTAACATACAAAATTTATAATGAACTTGATGTTAGTATTAATTTTAATATATTAACTAGTCTATACATAGATCCGTTGTATATAAATGATATACCACTATATAGATTTATAGATTCATTATATAATAGATCTGTTCCAAATTTTAGAAGAACGGATAACCTATATGATATATGTTATAATTACAATATAAATGCTAATACTTCATTAAGCACAACCCGTTATGGTGTTTATACTAATAGTTTACATAGTAACAGCTATACTATAAATTTACAAGACTATTTTGACGTAAATTTGGTAAATAATCGTTTTCAATCAACGTCATTTTCTACAAATATTATTAATCCTGATAATTTAATTTATACATTAATTGACATGAGTTATAGTAATAAAAATTTTTCATTATTTGATCTTGATGCATCATTCAATATTATTTATGACAAGTTTAATATTACAATATTAAATTCAATGCAAATCAAATTGTTTGGTTTATATTATAAATTACAATATTTAATTAACTTATTAAATATATTTTATAGTATAAAATACTATATAAACTCAATTCCTTATACAACTAGTATTAATATACAATTTTATGCGGAAGACTTTGACGATTATGATTTTATTAATAAATCTTTAACTAGCAAATTAAGCACATCAAATATTAATAATTTGTATTATGAAATACTAACAAATACAGTTGGGTTTATAAATACTTACAATAATTTAATAAATTATTTTAGACTGTTTATATATAGCGTAATAACATTAAATCCAGTTTATAATGATTTTACATTTAATAGTCTTGTAATAACACAATTAATATTTGATATAAATAAACTCATAGAAAATGTTGATACTATAATTTTAAATGAACACCTAAAATTTGCCCAGCGACCAACCTCTTCTATTTTTACTAGTTATAGTGATATAAGTAATATAGAATATGTTTTTTCCACTTTTTTCAATATATACAATATTAGTCAAACCTATATTAAAAGTTTTAATACACTAAAATCACAAAATTATATTAACGCTGTAACTATTTCTTCGGAACTATTAAATATTTCAACTTTTAAAAACTTATTTGAAAGAATTAATTTAGAACCAGTTAATTTATTGGAAAATTTAAAAATAAATTTAAGAGAACTTAATACAATAGTTAATATACTTCATATAAATTATTTTCCTCTTAAAATAGTTAATGATATGTTTGATATAAATATAACTGATATATCAAATTTTAATCTACTTATATTTCAGTATAACAGGTTAAAAGGAAATATAAACCTTATAAATAGTTATAGGGCACTAGAAGTGGCAAATCTTAGTTATATTAATAATAATTTTGAACTATTAAATTCGCAAATATTAATACATAGTAAAGTATCAAATAGTATTAGTTTATCATTTAATGTACGCTATAAGTCTTACTTTTTTTATTATATTGATCTCTCTACTATTGTATTAGATGTTACAATACCAGATTTAAGTCCTCCAATAGTAACATTTACAAACAACGATTATAGTTTTAATCAAACCGATTTAAATGATAATTCTATAAATAGTGTGCTATCTAATTTAATTAGAAATGTGAGTTATGTTGATTTAGATCAATCATTAAACTTAACAATTAATAATACTAATTATACTTATAATCAAGATATTACTAATTTAGTTAGTACAAATGCTATTAGTTATCCTTTGTTATCAATTGATTTAACTAGTATAAATAATAGATTAGAATTTGATAGTAAAAATACTGCACTTGTTGATATTTATTATATTATAAAAGATAATGCAAATAATGTTAATACTATTATTCGTAAACTAATTATTAATAAATCTGATGATGGACCTATTTTTTATTATAAAATTAGCGAAAATGAATATGTGCCAATTGTTAATAATATACCACCACTAACAATAGATGAAGATAAAAATGTTGGACAACTTATTGCAGCACTTATAAATAATATATATATAATTGATCCAAGAAAAGTTAGAGAATTTAATATATTTATCAATCCTGTTCTTAATGCTTCGCAATTTACTATTATTTATAATCAAGCACAAGTAAATTTAAGTACTATAGAAATATTTGATTTATCAGATAACAAAATTGATAGCTATAATGTATTAACTAATCAATATACAAATTTCTTTAATACTACTGATTTAAACGGACAACTTTTGGCAAATAGTAGTAAAATGTTTTTGACCGTTGCGGTTGGGCGTTACACATTAAAATATAGAAGTGTTGCTAGCAGTATTAGTGGTTATATTACTAATAAAACTAGAGTATTAACTATAAACGCAGTTAACGTTATAATAGAAACCCCTATAGTTACACATTGTTGCTATCCCAGAGTTGAATATAAAGCAATTCAAGATAATTATAAATTGGGTTCGCAAAATACAATCAAAATGAGGCGCTCAAAATTTGTTATTAATAGAAATAGATAGTTTTTATAGTTTTTATAGTTTTTATAGTTTTTATAGTTTTTATAAATTTTTAAAAAAATTTATAAAAAATAATTACAATTTCTTATATCATAGGTTCTAAGTTATCAATATTAAAAATTGCTTCGGGATTATTTATTTTTTTCTTTGCAATTTGATATTTTTCAAAAAGTGGATTTTTCAATACATTTTGCGGTGTATGTTTATGAACTATACGCGCAATCATTTTATATAACTTGAAGTCAGGATATCTCTCTGATCCGTCGTTTTTATATAATATATTTTTATTTTTATCATCATAAACCCATTCAATTATTATTTTTTTGATTGATGATTTAATTTTTTTAATAGCATCTAAATCTTCAATAAAGTAATCAAATAAACTGCATCCTAATCTACATAAGTCAAAACTATAATTGGGATCAATACGAGGTTTATTTTCATTAAAATATGGTTCACAATTGTATTGTGTACTAGCATCACCATCTTCTGAATAACTATCACTGCATATAAACTTATTTTTGAATTTATAAATTGCTCTGCCAAAGTCGATTATTTTGTATATTTTGCCAAATGTTGGAACTTTATAATGAATATTGTTATATTTGTAATACAAATATTTTTTCTCTGTAAATACATACACAATATTATTGGTATGAAGATCATTATGAGTAAAATGAAATACTTTTTGATATGTAATTAATGTAAATAAAATTTGTAATACTATTGATTCCCATTCAGCATCGCTGATTTTTTTACTTAAAATATATGAGTCCAATGTGTCTTCACAACATTCTAATACAATCATTTTAACTGGAAACTTTTGGATAGTGCATAAAATTTCATCACACATTGAATTATTAGAACTAGCACTATCATCATTATTACTAACTGATTCTGTTTCATCACTATTATGAGAACCCGTATTAGATGATCGCGAAGAGCAAGTTAACCCTGAATTGTTTGTTTCATTAATGCTTGTATTAATATTACTTGATTTATGCGAATGTTTTTCTATTATATTAAGATTTTCATATGTCAAATTACACTCATTGTTTTTACTAAAGTCATTTGTAGAAATAGTTTGTTCTTCTTTTTCTGACTCTTCTTTGTCTTCTTTTTCTGGCTCTTCTTTGTCTTCTTTTTCTGGCTCCTCTTTTTCTATAATACATAAATCTAAATCTTCTATAGTTAACGGGTCACTTATATTTAATAATAATGTTTTCTTATTTTTTTTTGTATTATTTAAAAAATAGTTAACTTTTTCATTATCTTCTAAAAAGAAGAGACAATCTCTATGATTATGAAAGTGGTCTGAATCTGCCAAAAACTCTAAATCTTCTGATACGTCTAATTTATATTTGTTTTTTATTCCTAAAAATCCGCCATAATAATTAAGACCATTGTAAAAATTATAGTCATTTAATAAACAACTTGATAAAAATGAAAAGAACCCATCAATATATGCTGAATTGTTTGGATCACTAATCTTTTTATATTTTGTTTTGTATTCTTCATTGTCAATAGATGAAGCAGTTTGTTCACAAAATTTGGGTAATTCTAATATATTATAACTAGTTTCATATTTTCCAAGCATATATTTAATAGGATCAATTAATGGACTAAATTTAACAAATATTTTTGTTTTATGTTTATTATTACTGCAATCTAGCACTGTTGCAATATATTTATTATAGCTCTCTTTTTCCAAAATAGAGTCAAGTTTGATTTTATTATTTAAATTTATAGAATTATAATTAGTATTATTTAACTGAAAATAAAGGTCATATAATGGAATATAATTTTGAATAGCTTCTAAATCTAAATATTCTTCTTTGTTAATTGCTTCAAATAGTTCTTTATTGTTATTTTTTCTATAATTTAATTCCATTTAATTAATTAATTATAATAATTTTTTTAATATATAACACAATTGAAATATATTAATTAGTT